AAGCATGTTCTTAGGATAGTTGTTAAAAGCTATCCACAGAATCTTCTCTGTACGTTTGTGATACTTTGCCTGGAAAGAATACTCCTTACCGCTGAGATAGTATGTAAAGAACACTGTGTAAACATACCACCGTGCTGCACCAGTGTCTACACCAGAGGAATCAATCGAAAACTGCTCATTGATCTCCCGTTCCATCTCTGTTTCTTGAACAGCGTCAGGACTACTAAGCAACTTCTCAATGTCTGACTGTTTGTAATAAGGACTCTTTGCTTTAAGATCCTGCACCGCCCACATATCGAGTGGATCAATATGCCCAAAGAGCTTCATATTCTCAAGCTTTGGCACTGAAGGATCAAAGATAAATCTGTTAAGCGGTAACAACTCAGGATGAGGACCATCACGCTTGGTAATGATACGGTCTTCTGAAACTACAGGACCATCTTCTGCCGAGGTTCCGCCAGATTTATACTCACGCACTACCTGCGTCTCGTACTCATAAGGCGTGTAGATAACTCCTGTACCGTACTTAATTGCACTGTGAAAGGCGCTCTGTTCTACCCTGTACAAATCAAGCTCATCTGGCGCATAAGCCATATCCATCAGGAAATTCTGAACAACCTGCTTCAGCTCTTCCCCATCTTTCTTCGGCAATCCTCCACTCATTGTCGCCGCCCAGAGTGGATCATACATATAGATTCCACCCATGATGCGAGCAAGAAGCTCATCTGAGGCAGTACCAATAATAGGAATTACTAAGTTCGCTGCGCCAGGCCAAGGCCAGTCTGCTTCTTTATTCTTCGGACGAGCCTTATACAACCGCACATATTCTGGCAATTTCTCGGTTCTGAAAGTCTGTAGGCGCCGATCAAGATGTGCAATCTTGTCCTTAATAAAATCACAGATCTCGTTGAAGTTATCTTCTCCAATGAGCTTCGGCGTTACTTCAGTAGGTGGCTGATATGGCATTAGAGAATCCCTGTGTTCGCCGTGTTTGGAGGATTAACTGGCTTTGACACTGTGTCAATCTGACCAGTAGAATTCTGTGTCGTGAGCACTGGCATGGGCATTGTGGAACTGAAACTCTTGAAATCCGCCGTCAGCAGACTCAGGAACTTGTAAACGAATGTGTAACCTACACTGCCATTTGGTACAGGTAGAGCCTGTACCAAAGCCGAGGCGACAGAGTTTACAACATAGAACAAAAGAACTAGTTGCATTGTTACTGGAATGTTCATCTTGCCTCCTGCACTCTTGCTCTGTCATAAGTTGCTTTTGCAGCAGCATAGCCTTCTTGGAAGGCTTTTAACGCTGTGATTGCAACAGAGTGTGAAATAATGTCTCTGGTATGTTCTTCAAGTTGCTTGTCATGTTCTGTCAAGTGAACAGCATGATTATTCTGATTAGAATACAAAACACCAGCAAAAAAGATACAAGTGATAATACTTACGATTGTTGGTCCCCACGCTGCCCAGTCCATGTTTATTCTCCCCCTTACGCCACTGCTGCTGCCATACGTCTTACAAACTGTGCCCGTTGTTTAATCATGAATTCATCAACATGTTCCTGAGAAACTTTATCGAACTTCCAGATCTGTGGACCGTAGGATAGAACATCAAGTAAATCAATTAGACCCTTACGTTGACCATATTGTTCCGCTTCTTCTTTGAACTCTGCACAATTATTCGTATCCAACCAAAGTTCATGACGCTCTACGATTGGAATGAAATTCTCAATTCGTTCGGCTTTAGCGTTAGCATTTTGTGGAGTCTTAAGTGGAAGAAACTGAATACCAATAAGTTCTGGATGTGAGTGCTTGTGCTCTTCGACAAAGTAATTCAGATGATAGAGCAAGTACTTCTGCGCTGCCACAGCTTCAACATAGACAACGCGGAGCTTCCACTTCACAGCAAGAAAGAAAATCTGTTTGACAAAATCATCAATAGGACAAGCCTTTGCCCACTGATCGAGCAGATATACTCTACGCGGGTCACGCTCTACACCAGTCACCGCGATAGCATGACGGCACCGACCGTCTTTGCCAGCTGCTTGACCTAAGTGCGAGCCACCATGATTCGGATCAACTGTCATGTACCGATCAAGATTCCGTGGGAAGACATCTTTTTCTACATCGCCGGCTGCTACGTGATGACGGATGACAATGCGATACTGCTGAGGATGCGAGGTCTCAAAATACCTGCTGAGTGTCGGAGACTCTTTCGGAATCGCCAGCGCGCCAGTAACTTTCTCAAAATTAAAGTACCGAAAATCCGCCATGTTAAACTTAGCTTTAGACGGATCAATAGGATAGTTAAGAAACTGACAAGAAAAATGGTACGAACCTAGACGCTTCTTCCACCTGAGTAGCTTCTCTTTCGTGAATGCCTCTGGAAATATAGGGTTCCCAAAGGGATGGAGACTACAACACCCACCCAAAGCAGAGTGAGTAGTCCAGCTAAAATAAGGTTCTTCTTGTCGAATGTGTGAGTTAAGATCGTCATGCGACCACCTGTTTCCAACAACTATCTCGTCGAAATCTCTTCCAGGATTATCTGGGTCTGAGTCAGTCGCACCCACAAGAATCTGGTGATAATCAATTGTATCAGCCATGACGACTGTAGATTTACGCGCCTCGCGGCCAACCAAATCATCCTGTACAACGACGTTGTAATGCCGTGATTGAAGCGCGGCTCCCACACCGATAAGATCAAATGTACCTTCTCCTTGACCGCGACCAGTGGAAGTTCTTCTTTGATGTAAGGATTCATTTGTCCACGTCTCCTTTGATGTGGGCATTATTTCAGGAAAAAGATGATTGAAGAATGAATTATTTTCGTAGTGATTCGAGATTCTGCTGCCCAACTTGATCGCATTGGTAATGGTCTCACTGACCAGCAGGATACGTATGTCTTGACTGTGAGTTCTGTGCATCCACTCGATATAGAGATCAGAATAGCCAACATTCGTAAAGAAATCTTCTTCCCGTTTGCCAAAAGGTAAAGCACGCCAAATAGGAAAACACTCACTATAGACTGTGCTTTTGAAATGGTCCCTGGGAATTTCGATCCCCTCCTTGAGGCCATCTTTCATCACAGTAAGACACATCTGATAATGTAAGTTCGAGGCCTTATCAGGATTCTTGGAAAATCTGTTTTTGCCCATTACGACGGTGCTGAAATAGTACAAGTCCATCAAAGAGTTTGCGCGATAAACCTGCTTCTTCTCCGCCGGCGTTTTGCATAAGTCTGTGGGAATGAGATTATAACCTAGAACGATAGAACGAGGTACGAAAGTATCCCCGGTCTCTCCTACTTCGAGAGCGCGGAGTACATCTCGTACCTTCTGTTCTATTTCACGCTGACTCAAGAAAACTCCTACGCTACAGGCGTCACAGTGGTTGCAATAATCTCTGCTACTTCCTCAGCCAGACCATTGATGATCGTGGAGGCAGGAATGAACAAAGGCTTCTTCAAGCATTGAACCTGAAGTATCTTTGTCGTGGGATCGTAGTGATAGGTGAATACGAATGAGCCGTGAGTTACTTTCACGGTCTCGTTTACTGTCGCAGCAACTTCCTGACCAGTGTCGGCTTTGATCTTAGCAACCAAAGCATCAAACATTGGCTCGGTGACGTTGGTGAATGTTTGCATTTGAAGCGCCATGTGTTTCTCCTAGAGAAGAGTGCTCGTAGCAACCTGTTTCTGAACTGTAGCTGCCGTCGCAGTTGTCGTCGTCGCCGTAGTGCTTGACGGAATGAGATTAAGCAACGCGACGATGCTGTTGATGATCGCCGTCTGCTGAGTCGTTTCGATCTTAGTTCCTGTCGCAGTCTCATACGCGGTAAAAGCCGCTTGTGCATCCGCAATAGCAAGTGCGAGCTTCTGTGCTCCGGAGCCACTCTGCACATTCGCCGCCGCTGCAAGAGCTTCGGCTTTCGTAGCCGCTGCGGTGATACCTGTGAGCAATGGCGAAAGAGCGGGATCAATAATCGCTACCACACCAAGGCTACTAGTAATGACACTATCGACAGTAGAATTCGTGAAGAACTTCTTCAAATCCGCCGGTACTGCCTCAAGCCATGTGATGAATCTGTCTGCCATTTGTTACTCCTTAGTCAATGTTGGTTGTCATACATTCTGCCCAGTACATCCACTCGAAGCACCGAGGACCGAAGACTGAGCTGAACACGTCTCGCATGCTAGTTCACCGTCCCATCTGTAGGCAGTGATTCTAGCAATGCTGCATCAAGTTCAAGTTGCGCCAATGCTGCTTCTTGATCGACGGCGCTGAGAGTGTGCGAGTTTGAGAACTCCTTATTCGCCAGTACTGCAGCAGAAGTATGTTCTCCAT